GAACACAAAGGTAAAACTGCAATTACTTTAGTAAATGGTAATGTTGTAGTTGAAGAAGATGAAGCAACAGTTGTTGGAACAATTAAGACTGCATTGATTAATTCTTGCTGCAAATAATTTTGAGTAGTAATTACATTATGGAGATTGTGAATGGCAGAACATTTGTTATGGACGGAGAAGTATCGCCCGTCAAAAATTGAAGATTGTATTCTTCCTGATGCAGTCAAAAAAACATTTCAAGAATATGTAGATAGAAAAGAAATACCTAATCTACTACTATCTGGTACCGCAGGTGTAGGTAAGACTACAATTGCAAAGGCCTTATGTCAAGAAGTTGGTTGTGATTACATCGTTATCAATGGCTCTGATGAGTCTGGTATCGATGTACTTCGCACCAAGATTAAGAACTATGCATCCTCAATGAGTTTACATGGCGGCCGCAAGGTCGTCATCATAGATGAAGCGGACTATCTAAATCCAAATTCAACTCAACCTGCGATGCGTGGTGCAATCGAGGAGTTCGCCTCGAATTGTTCTTTCATCTTTACTTGTAACTTCAAGAATCGTATTATTGATCCGATTCATTCAAGATGTTCCGTTATTGACTTCAAGGTGAATGGCAGTAAGGCCAAACTTGCAGCTCAGTTTATGAAACGTGTTGAGTGGATTCTTGAACAAGAAAATGTTGAGTATGATAAACAAGTTGTTGCAGCCGTAATCACTAAACACTTTCCTGATAATCGTAGAATTCTAAATGAGTTGCAACGTTATTCTGTTTCTGGTTCTATCGACAAAGGTATTCTAAGTTCAGTTGCCGATGTACAGATTCAAGAATTGATTACTGCACTGAAAGAAAAAGATTTCTCTGGTGCTCGTAAATGGGTTGCAAACAATATTGATAATGACCCAGTTCGTATCTATCGTAAAATCTATGATAGTATGTACGACCACATTAAGTCACAATCGATTCCTCAATGTGTCTTGATTCTGTCTAAGTATCAATATCAATCTGCGTTTGCTGCTGACCAAGAGATTAATCTGGTGGCATGTCTTACAGAAATGATGGTTGACTGTGAGTTTGCATAATGCCAGATTTATTCAAAGACATCGTTCCTTCTATTCTTCAGACTAAAAAATCTGTCATAAATGACGATATAGACCAGAAGGATTACTCTCCCTTCATGGTCAATCGAGCTCTTTCGTTTCATGTAGATTGCATCTTGTATGCAAATGAAATGAATATTCATCACCAGACAGATAAGGATATGCAATATCAGTATCTTCTAAATACCATACGACCTATGAAACGGAAGTTCCAACCGTGGCAAAAGTCTCAGGTGGATAAGAATATTGATTGCGTAAAAGAATACTTTGGTTTTTCTAACGCTAAGGCCAAAGAGGCCTTGCGTATTCTATCTGATGAACAAATCGCTGATATAAAAACAAAAACAGATAAAGGCGGAGTGAAGAAATCATGATTGACATTAAAGATTTAGTGGAAGTAACATTGAACGAACAAGATGATTTTCTAAAAGTTCGAGAAACACTGACCAGAATCGGTGTTGCATCCAAGAAAGACAGAACCCTATTCCAATCTTGTCATATACTTCATAAAAGAGGGCAGTATTATATTGTTCACTTTAAAGAACTATTTGCACTCGATGGTAAACCTACAGACATTACAGAGAATGACCTTGCACGTAGGAATGCTATCATTAACTTGTTGCAAGATTGGGGATTGATAACTGTTGTTCGACCACAACAAACAGAAGTACCAACACCTATCTTCCTATCACAGGTAAAGATATTGTCACACAAAGAAAAAGACGATTGGGAACTTGTACCAAAATATAACATTGGTAAAAAATTCCAAAAATCTTGACAAGTCCGTATAAATAAAATATATTCCTAGTCCCATCGGGATGGGAGGTGATCCACCTTAGGATCGTAGTAAAACGGGCAAACGTTATTGCCGCTGGAGAACGTAACCAGCACTAATGATACGCCTTCGGGGTATCGAATTTAAACTCGCTTAATTCAAGGAGAATTATATGACAAATATATTACCACATCTACGCACGTTGGATCCGTTTGCAATTGGTTTTGATAAGATATTCAAACAATTACATGACGCTTCATCCAACCTCAGTAAAAACGCACCAAACTGGCCTCCATACAATATCAAACAAGTATCTGATGACAAATATGTTATCGAGATGGCTGTTGCTGGCTTCGCCAAACAAGATATTGAAATCACTTTAAGTGGTAATGATCTCGTGATTAAAGGTGAATCTAAGGATGCCGAGGACGAACACTTCCTCTGGAAAGGTATTGCTAATCGTGCTTTTCAACGTACATTTACACTCAATGATAAAATTGAAATCAAAGATGCTGAGATTGCAAATGGTATGTTAAAAGTTTGGTTAGAGAATATCTACAACACTCAAGAAACAATTAAGAAGATTGCCATTAAGGATAAGGAAACAAAATGAACTGGTGGCCTGTATCCGATGAGGAATGGGAACACTTAAATTTTCCGAATTATACTAAACGGTAATATTCTAAGAGGGGTCTTGACAACCCCTCTTTTTACATGTATAATGGTGATATTATGAAAACTAAATCTATCGTTAAAAAAGTACGTTCTCGTTTGAACACTGACACATATTATACCATGTCTGATTGGGATTTAAAAGACATAGATGGTATTCAATTTGTTCCTGTTGTTAAACAAGTTCCTGAACGAAATAAAAAGCAACCCGTTTTTTATATGCGTAAAGATAACTTAGAGACCGTAAAATGAGAAGAATATTTGTTAATGGTACTTTTGATATAATTCATCGTGGTCATATTGAAATGTTAAACTTTGCTAGAAAGCAAGGTGATTGGTTAACAGTTGCAATTGATTCTGATGAAAGAGTTAAATCACTAAAAGGTCCAACAAGGCCTATTAATACTGTTAATGAAAGATGGTTTCTTCTAATGAATTTGAAACCAGTGAATGAAGTATTCGTCTTTAATTCAGATGAAGAATTACGTTATCTTATATCAGAGCGTGATGCTATGGTTAAAGGAAGTGACTACATAGGTAAAGACATAGTAGGTCAAGAAGTCTGTCCTGAAATTATATTCTTTGATTTGGTGAAAGGTTATTCGACAAGTGAAACGATTAAACGTATTATTACTCGGTGATGATTGTATAGATTTTTATGCTTATGGTCATGTGAATAGAATTAGTCCAGAAGCTCCAGTCCCCATCTTCGAATTATCCAACAAAGAAAATAAACCTGGTATGTCAGGTAACGTTTTTCAAAATCTACTTGCTTTAGATTGTAATGTTACATGGATTAATGGCCAATCCAAATCAACTAAAACACGATTCATTGATATTAGAACAGGCCAACAATTGTTGAGAATGGATGAAGATTTCATCAGTGAACCTATTGAATTACCAGAAGAATTATTTGAACAGAATTTTGATTGTGTTGTTATTTCTGATTACAATAAAGGTTCTATAACGAATGACACATTCGATAGACTGTTAACAATATATCATGGTCCTGTTTTTGTTGACACTAAAAAAACTGATCTAAGTCATTTAGATATGATTTACCCACCAAGTAAAATATACATTAAGATTAATGAATTAGAACATAGTAAGTTGCAATATAAAAATGCTAGAAACTTGATCGTTACTTTAGGTAAAGATGGTGCAAGATATAAAGATAAAATATATCCTACACCTAAAGTAAATGTATCTGATGTATGTGGTGCAGGTGATACACACTTATCTGCATTGGCCTATATGTTTTGTCAGACAGAAGATATTGAACATTCTATAACATGGGCTAATCGTGCAGCATCGATTACTGTACAACACTTAGGTGTATATGCACCGACACTGGAGGAAATAAATGCGACTTGATGGTAAAGTAGAAAAAGGTTGGGGTCATGAGGAGATTTGGTGTACGAATGACAAATACTGTGGCAAGTTTATGCACTTTGATAAAGGTGCAAAATTCTCTATGCACTTTCATGCAATCAAGGATGAAACATGGTATGTGCTGAGTGGTGATTTTGAAGTCAGATGGATTGACACCTCAAATGCAGTTTACAAAACAAAAAGATTAACTAAGGGTGATGTTTGGCACAATACACCATTAATGCCTCATCAACTATTTTGTTTTGAAGGTGGAACAATAATAGAAGTATCCACACCAGATTCAGTTGAAGATAATTATCGTGTTTTACCTGGAGATTCTCAAAAATGAAAATATTATTAACTGGCCATAAAGGTTTCATTGGAAGTAATATGCTTCCTTTTTTGGAGAGAGAACATGATGTGGATACTTTTGATTGGGGTGATGCTTATCCTAAAGTCAAAAAATATGATTGGGTAATTCATCTAGGTGCAATTAGTTCTACTACAGAAACTAATGTTGAGAAAATCATGTTGCAGAATTATGATTTTAGTGTTGACTTATACAAAGATTGTAGGCATCATCAGGTCAACTTCCAGTTCGCTAGTTCTGCAAGTATATACGGATTAAAACAAAGTTTCAATGAAGAAGATCCTGTTGATCCAAGAACTCCATATTCATGGAGTAAGTATATGTTTGAGAAGTATATAATGGAACATAAACAGATGGCCACAGTACAAATCTTTAGGTATTTTAATGTGTATGGTCCTAATGAAGAACATAAAGGTTCACAAGCATCACCTTATTGCCAATTCGAGAAACAAGCCAAAGAAACTGGTGTAATTAAAGTATTTGAGAATAGTGAAAAATATAAAAGAGATTTCATTCATGTTAGTCAGATAATAACATTTCATAAATTGTTTATGCAAAAAGATGTAAGTGGAATATTCAATTTAGGTAATGGTGCAACAAGAAGTTTTATGGATGTTGCAGAACGAGTTGCACGACTATATGATGCAAAAATAGAAACAATTCCTATGCCTGAAAATTTAAAACATTCATATCAAGAATACACTTGTGCTGATATGAAGAAAACTTGGAAAGCTTTAGAGGGTGAAGAATTATGAAATATAAATTCATTGAGGCCTACATGGATGTGGCCAAAAGATTCGCACAATTATCAACTGCAAAACGATTACAAGTTGGTGCCATTATTGTAAAAGATGATAGAATCATTTCTATTGGTTACAACGGAATGCCATCTGGTTGGACCAATGATTGTGAAACTAAAGAGTATATACCACAAGATTCTGGTGGCTGGTTAATGCCAGATGAATTATGGAAAATGTATCCATATGAAGATGGTGAAAGAAGATATAAATTAAAAACTAAACCAGAAGTTATACATGCAGAGGCCAATGCTATTGCTAAGTTGGCCAAAGGCGTAGAATCAGGAGAAGGTGCAGTGATGTTTCTTACTCATGCACCATGTTTAGATTGTGCAAAACAAATCTACACAGCTGGAATTAAAACTGTTTATTATGGTGAGTCATATAAAAATCGTAATGGTTTGGATTTCTTAAAAGATTGTGATGTGGAAATAGTGCAAGCATAAATATTGGGACTAACGAGGAGTAACCATGAAGTTACGTATTCTCAATTGTCCCGACAAAAAATTAAAACCGTATTTAATAGATGCGGTTCAATTTTATTCCAAACAACTTATACCAGATACTCGTATCCGAAATAATTGCTTGACAACTATCAAGTTTTCTGATAAAATAAAAGCTTTAGGATATGCACAAACAGTTGGGTATAATACCAAGAAACAGGCCAGAAAGTTTATTATAGAGATGCATCCTGACATTGGTGTCAGAGAAATATTTGCAACACTGGCACACGAAATGGTTCACGTGAAACAATACATATACAATGAAACTAATGATTCTCTATCAACCTGGAAAGGTAAAAAAATAAATCCAGATGTTGTGGATTACTGGTCTCATCCATGGGAACTAGATGCTTACGGCACAGAACCTGGTCTATTATATAATTTTGTGACTAGAAATGCATTATGGGAAGTGTTCAAAGATTTTAGAAATCCAGAGTTACCAATAAAAAAGAAGCCAATTAGGTGGAAATATTAATGTTGTTTTTGAGGATTATATCATGCATTTTTTTAGACGTCCAGGTGTAATACACTTAGATTGTTTCACCGATAATATTGGAACATTTACTTATACTAAGATAGAACATAGTATGAAATTTATTCCAGATTGGTGGAAACAATTAGATAAAATTGATCCTACTAGTAATCATCCTACAGGTACAATGAAATCATGCCAAGGTTTTTTGGATCTATTTCGTCAAGGTATAGTTCTTCCTATGTGGAGCGATTTGTCTGTATTATTAGGTGAAATAGGTACAGAAGAAGTATTTTGGCAATTTGCAGATTCTTCCAGCTCAGCTGGAATACATAACGCTGGTCAAAGAGGTACTTATTTACCTGAAGAAAAATATCAACATTTGAAATTAAATAGTCCTTGGTTATTCACTTGCAAAGAAGATTTAAATTGGGTATTACATCCAATAACATGGTGTTTTGATAATCCAAAAGCTGTAATTATACCTGAAGGTGTTCTGAATTTTAAATGGCAATATGGAACAAATATTAATATGTTCTTTGAAAGAAAACCTGAGAAACAAAGATTCTTATTTGAAGCTGGCCAACCAATGCTACAATTTATTCCCATGTCTGAGAAAAAAATTGTAATTCATCATCATTTGATTGATACTGATGAAATGAGAAAAAAAGTTGGTCCTACAAAAATACATAAATTTAGAAACCATTATAATATAGGCAGGAAAATACGAGAAGAAAGAGAATCTAAATGTCCATTCAGCTTTAAATAAGGTGTTAGATTGGGAATTCGGCTTTCAACATGTCTGATAGGAAACTAGCAAAACTATCAAAGTCGGCATCCTTCCTTAGCTAGTTAATCAACCTAACTTATTATTTAGGAATAAAACTAGTCCCATCAATAGGAGAATAAAATGGCTGCAATTGTGATTGTTGTTATTTTATTAATAATATATGCATGGGCAATAGAAAAGTGATAAAAGATGTTGTTTTTTTACAACAGTACGCTTGACAAACAGATTAATCTCCTATATAATGTTCTCTTTGTTGGGGATTGGTGAAGTGGTATCACACCGGATTTTGATTCCGAGGTTATAAGTTCGATTCTTATATCCCCTGCCATGCACCGTTCGTCTATCGGTTAGGACATTGCCCTTTCACGGCAGTAAGAGGAGTTCGATTCTCCTACGGTGTACCAGATTTTGGTCTCATAGTATAATGGTTAGTATAGCGGCTTGTCACGCCGTTGATAGGAGTTCAATTCTCCTTGAGACCGCCAAACATGGAGATATGGCTGAGAGGTTTAAGGCAGCGGTTTGCTAAACCGTCGTATTGGTTAAACAGTACCGTTGGTTCGAATCCAACTATCTCCGCCATTTTAGGGTAACGAGTAGCATTGGTGACTACACCTGACTGTAAATCAGGCGCTTCGGCATACGGGGTTCGATTCCCTGGTTACCCACCAAGCCGTTCCGCTTTGTTAGCGGATACTGTGACCCGCAGGATGAGAAGTGAGGTGACTCTCACGGGTGGTACACTTTAAACCGAAAGTGCGCTGGCAATGCGAGAACGGGACCCGTCGGGGAGAGGGTGGAGGCCGTGCGTGATGACAAGTTCCAAAAAGCGAGTCTGATGCGGTATAATTACCTCCGGGGTCCGTCAGAGCATTTTATTTTGCCCTTTTAGTTAAATGGTATAACAGTTGATTTGTAATCATCAATTGGCAGTTCGATTCTGTCAAGGGGCACCAAACAAAGCGGGGTTAGTTTAATGGTAAAACTGGAGATTTCCAATCTTCTGTCGTCAGTTCGATTCTGACACTCCGCTCCAAGTTTATGCGGAAAGGTATTAACCGCACGTGAGTACCCCTCATGTGTCTTGGTGAGAATCCAAGTTTCCGCTCCAATTCAAGGAATAGTATGTTGAGTTATATAACTACCTTTATTGCAGTATTTGTTGTAGATATTTTCTACACATACTATTTAAAATCTATAACGGAGAATAAGGCTATCAAATCTGGTCTTTGGGGTGCCGTAATATGGTTGATTGGCAGTATTGCTGTGATTGAATATACTGCCGATCATTGGTTATTAATACCTGCTTGTTTAGGTGCATTTTGTGGCACATACGTTGGAATAAAAATTAGAAATAAGGTTAATATAACAATATGAGTGACGGTGGAAAAGGAAGTAATCCAAGGCCTTATAGCGTAGATAAAAAAACATTCGAGAATAATTGGAATAAAATATTTAAGAAGGAGAAAGATATGCAAGTACGAGCAAATGAAGAAATAGGCAACTGTGGTTGCGGCCGTAGTCCAACTGGTAAATGTATTGGTTGGCATACTTTATCTAATGAAGAATATAAAGTCAAATTGCAAGAACAACAATTGGCCGAAGGCAAACAACTATTAAAAGAATAAAAGGTCTCGCTGGTGTAATGGTAACACAGCAGTCTCCAAAACTGTTGATCGGGGTTCGATTCCCTGGCGAGGCGCCAGAATAACCCATATAAATAGTCATGTAAAGTAACCTATAAGGAACTAACATGGAACACGTAATTTATAAAATTGTAGGGTATGATAATGTTTCTCATTCCCTATTAGTTTGTTTTGCATCAGACACAACTCGTTCTCAGAACCCTGAAGATTATCCTGCTTTTGCTATAAATCCTGCACAAATGTGGCCAGATATTACCAACATGGAAGAAATAAAAACTAAGATTGCTGAGATGGGTGTTGCAATTATACAACAGCAAATAGCTAAAGAGGCTGTGAGTGGTAACCCTGTAAGACAGATTGAATATCAAAAATTGGTTGGTGCAACACATCAATTTGCTGCAGCAGATGTAATTCCAACTGTACAGATACAAGAACCTCCTATACCAATAATAGAAGATACAAATAAAGTAAATAATACAATATCGGAGGTTTAATATGGAAACAAAATTACATGGAGCTTTCGAATTTGTTTGTGCAGAATCTACTATTTTAGCGAATGAAATATTACATATGCCTTACATAACAAATAATATATTTACTTTTCCTGAACATTACGATATTGTTACACTACATTCAAAAGGTGAAGTTACATTTGAAAATATAGAAACAAATGAAAGAGTAACATATACAGTTGGTGATTTTCATCCTTTAGATAATAAAATGAAACCAGGAAATTGGAGAGTTATATTCGATAATGATTTTGAATATTTCTGCATTTCTCCAACAAGTCTTTCTCCAACAAGTCTTGTAGATTATGCGCCAATAACTTCAAAAATATCACCTTTTAAATTGATGGCCAATGAGAGTATTGAAATTGAACAAGGTAAAAAATTGTTCTTAGCTATAGGATCATTGAATATAGGTGATAAAAATTATTCTGGAACAAATAGAATAAAATTTACTTCTGGTAATAAAACTGTGACTGCAATGGAAGATTCATATGGATTCTTTATCAACATATAATGAATATTTCACAAAATTAAATTTAATTATCCCAGAAATAGATTTAGATAGAAAAACTAAAACTTTAGCTAATCATGTAAAAAATGAAGATACGTATCATGTTGTAATGAATTATGTTTCATCTAAAGATAAAGAAAAATTCTTAAATTTAATACCTGAAAAATTAAGAAAAAATTATCTAAATGTGATGAAATCATCGATACGAGAATTACCACCACATACACATGGTGTTGGAGGATGTGTAATCAATTTCTACTGCAAAACAAATGGAGAAAGAACAGTTTGTTATGAAGGTGATTATGTAGAACCTGTAGATGATCCATCTACATTTAAAGAAGATAGTGGTTATTATATTATTGATGAATCTAGGATAAAAAAAGTTTGTTCATACACAGCATATAATGGTGATGTTTATCTTTTAAATACAAGAAAAGCTCATGCTGTTATTGATACAAATAATTTAGATGATTCTAGGATAATTATTCAAATATATCTGAATGTAGAATATTCAGAAGCATATGCACTATTACAATAATAATAAGAGAGAAATATGGACGTTACATCATCATCAATTTTTTTAGTTGGCAGTATATTACTTAGTTTGGCTATGTTAGTATTGGTATCGGCAGTAGTATTAATGAATAATATTATTCACAAATTTTGGAAGCCAATTAAGTTATACGCTTACCATACTGTTGAACGTGAACCTGAACCTAAGAAGAAATAGGAAATATTTCTCCAATGGATTTAAACACCAATGGTGAAAATACTGGTGGTGGAGATGTATATAATTCTATTGGTATAAATGAAGTATTCGCTTGACAATAATCTAAATTCAGAGTAAAATTCTTTGTCATATATTATATATGCCTCTGGCTATCGTATAATGGATAATACAGGGGATTTCTACTCCCTAAATGTGGGTTCGATTCCTGCTAGCCGGACCAAAAATTTATAATGTTAATTATTGATGATTTTATTCCTATAGAAGAACAAGAGAAGATAAAAGAATACCTATTAGGTAGAAAATTTCCTTGGTTCTTTGTTCCTAATATAACTAATCCGAATGACGAGGTATCTATTCCTGCTTTTAGTCATGTATTTATGGAAAAAGGAATTATCAGTAGTAATGTTTATGAGTCGTTATCATTTATTGGTAAATTAGGTGCTTTAAAATATGATGCAAATTATAAAAATATTTTTAATGTTAGGTCATTCCTACAACTTCCATCTAATTCAAATACTATAAATCCATATCATGTAGATTTACTAGAAGATCATATTGTAGTTTTATATTATGTAATAGATTCAAACGGTGACACAATCATTTTGAATAAAAAATATGATAGTAGTAATGTTGATTTAACCAATTCAGAAATAGTACAAAGAGTAACACCTAAACAGGGTAGAGTATTAATATTTGATGGCCTAACATATCATGCATCATCAACACCAAAAGATGCAGTTAGATGTATAATTAATTTTGATATTATAAAATGACTCCACATACAATAAACGAAGAAAACATTTTTATTGGTGGTTGGATTCCAGATGACACGAGCATATGTGATCGATTAATTGAATATCATAAAAATGATGAGTTGAAAGAACCTGGTAGAATACGTAAAGGTGTAGATAAAACATTCAAAGATAGTACGGATTCAGTAATACTTGATGATACTTTATTAATAGATTACGCAAACTATCTACAAATTTTATTATGTGAATATGTTAAAATTTACCCTCATGTAAATGCATTTGATGCTTGGACTATAACTGAACAGATTAATATACAGCACTATGCACCAAATCAAGGTTATCATGGATGGCATACTGAAAGAAGCGGTGCAAATTTTCCTGGTCGTAACAGACATTTAGTATTCATGACCTATTTAAATGATGTCACAGATAAGGGAGAAACGGAATGGTTTTATCAAAAAATTAAAATCAAACCACAAAAAGGTTTAACTTTATTTTGGCCTGTAGATTGGCCATTTGTACATAGAGGTATATCCAGTCCAAGTCAAGATAAATATATAGCTACAGGTTGGTATAGTTACATTGAAACACAATAAATTTATGGAGATAATATGATTAGACCATTAGGTAACAAAGTTGTAGTTGAACGTCTATCTAAGAAAGACAATACAACAGAATCAGGAATCATTTTAAAGTCAACAGAAGAACCAGATAGAGCAATCATCATGGCTGTTGGTTCTGAAGTAGATGAAGTATCGGTAGGAGAAGTTGCTTTAATTAATTGGAATAAAGCAACAAAATATAAAGATGAAACCTATGTGATTCCAATTACAGAAGTAGTATTCATTTACGAATAATCAATAGCGGAGTAGCGCAGCGGTAGAGCGACGGACTCATAATCCGTAGGTCGATGGTTCGATTCCATCCTCCGCAACCAAATTAAATTCTCTTGTCTACACAAGATGCAAGATAAGCTTCATGTCTTGCTGTACCAGGAGAATTCATTTTAACAACATATTCACCTTCTTCAAATAATAAGTTTTGGTGTACAACACCATCAGGGTCAGTATAGAGTTCACCAATCATAGAAAATAATGAACTGTCACAATCTAGTAATCCGAAACTATAAATCTTTTCTATTGTGATGTCTGTATCTTTAATTGCTCTTGGTTTATCAAAAATTAATAATGTGTAAATCATCAACAAATTTGATTGAGTTTTTTGTATTGTACTATTACTAAGATAAAACATATAATCATTTTCATGTTTTAATTTAACCCAATCACTTGGTACATACTTAACTACAGGTGGATTTTTTTCGTTATCGATTTGTATTTCAAAATCTTTTGAATAAGAATTCAAGGCCAATGTGGCCATAACAATAAGAAGTAGTTTTTTCATTTTTGTCCTAAGTTAATTTTCACAATCTACCCATCTTAAATTACTCCAAGTTTTATATCCAGGTGATCCTTTTGGTATAAAACAAGTTCCTAATTCTGGGTATTGTATCATTCTATCTTGCCAAACCAAATACATACAACCACCGTAGAATATGACAAGTGATATTACTAAAGCAGCCCAATGTGCTTCTTCCCACAGTTCACGAATCTTTGCTTTACGTCTTGCTGCTCTTAATCTAGCTTCTTGTATTTCTTCTTGGCGACGAGCTTCAACTGCTTCTTGTTGTTTGATTCTTAATTGGTTTAGTCGTTCTCTTTCTTTTTCAAACTTTGTCCAAATTGCACCTAAACCAGGAGTTTCATAGATCAACATTTCACGCAACTCTTTTTCTGCCGTTTCAAGTTGCATCTGTAACATAACATTATTTAATGCTTGAGAGTTCAGATCACCTGCATTTTCTGGATCTTCACTTTGTTCTTTTGCTTTTCTTGCTGCTTCTTGTACTACAGACTTTGCATCTAAGAATTTACCAATATGGCCAGAAACTTCAGACGTAATTTGGCCTACATCAGCCGAGGCCGCCTTGCACTCTTTGTAAAAGTCTACTCCTTTGCGGATCAAACCCAATGCAGTCTGAGCAGCCGCAAACGCTGATATTGGATCCATTTGTCAATGCTAATATATTATACATTTTAATGACCATAACGAAAATTATTATTTTAAATAAACAAATATAATGCTTGCATCATTAATGTAAAACCTACCGCACCAACACCTACACTTGCCCAAAACATACCTATGTTAACTGCTAATATACTTGCTGACAACAATACAATAGACAACTGGAATGCTGTACCTGCAAAGGTATACCATGGACTACGTTTCTTTGCTTCAACTCTTTCTTCTTCAAGTTTCAAGGCCTTTGCCATTAATTCTTTTTTACCTTCACCTTTTTGTGGGTCACTTTCATATCTTTCAATTTTAACTGCTAGTTTTTCTGCTTTCTTTTTGTCGCCTTTTTCAACGGCATTATCGTATGCCATTTCTGCGATACTTTGTTTAATACTTTTCGCCTGGTAAAAAGACCAGGTATCATTTGCCATGATTGTGTTATTAAGAATTTTACCACTATTTCCATTACCTAGATATGTGTTGACAGCCAGTAATGCTGCAACTACAGTGATGACCCAACCAGCTTTGTCTTTGATTTTCGCTTCACGTTCGGAACGAGATAGTACCTTTTTTTCTTCTGCCATTTATTTTGTCCTTATAACTTTTTTCATATCTTCAGCCAAGTTTTCTATATATTTGTCTGATTCCTTTAACCAAGGATTCCAAAAACCATATGTCAAAGTATTTAAGGCCTTAGAGTAATGAAACCAACCATTTCTCTTTAGGTCAACGAATTCACACAAGAAAGTCTTGTGTCTTTCTACCACATCAGTAATTGTAATGGGTGATTGTTGGAGATTAGTTGCCCAGTACATAGTTTGTCCGTTTCTTAGTTGTTTACCTATTTATACCAGATAAACCGTTGATTTATCTCAAATTTTGTGTTAAAATGTAGGTCGTTTATTAAAGGAGGTCGTATGAATATTCAGATACTAAAATTGATTAATAATGAAGAAGTTATGGCGGAAGTCGAGACCGATGACACGCATCATATACTTACCAACCCTGTAGGTGTGGCAATCGTCAGGGGGTCAGACGGTAGACCTAATGTTGGGTTTGCACCATGGCCATTACATGCCGAACAGGAAGCAAAAGACACCACCTTCCCTATTGCCAAAAAACACGTTTTGTATTATTATACTCCTGCTGAGGACTTTATCAATAATTACAAACAGATATTCGGTGCTGGTATCATGGTTCCTCCAACTAAACAGATCATAACAGGTTAATGTCTAATTTCTATACAAACGTACAAAGTTTCGGTGGCAAGATTCTCTTTCGTGGAGTAATCAACGGTAAACGAGTCAAAGAAAAAATTGACTACGCACCAACACTTTATATACCTTCAAAAAACGATACAAAATTTAGAACGTTATCTGGTTCGAATTTGGCTCCGAAAAAATTTGAGGACATCAAACAAGCTAGGGAATTCTTAAAGCAATTTGAGGATTTACCTGGTGCACCGAAAATCTATGGTCAAAATAGGTTTGAATATGCTTTTATTGCAGAACAATATAATGGCATGGTTGATTATGACCAAGATCAAATCTCTGTTGCGTTTATAGATATTGAAGTTGGTTCTGAAAATGGTTTCCCAGACCCATATAAAGCTGATGAACCAATCACTGCTATATGTATTGAATATCTAAGAGGCAAAACATATCTGTTTGCTTGTGGTGATTATGATAAAGAGAAAGACAAAGAGAATGACACATCAAATGTTACTTACATTAAGTGCAAAGATGAATATTCTCTTTGTAAACAATTCTTAGAATTATGGAAGTCAGAATGTCCAGATGTAGTAACTGGCTGGAATACAAAGTTCTTTGATATTCCATATCTCGTAAATCGTTTCACTAGAATACTTGGTGAACAACCAACAAAGTCCTTATCACCTTGGAACTTTATCACTGAACGTAAAGTAAATGTTAATCATCGTCAAATGATTGATTATACTTTAGTCGGTGTATCATCACTTGATTATATTGAACTATATAAATGGTATGCACCTGGTGGTAAATCGCAAGAATCATATCGCCTAGATAATATTGCACAGAATGAATTGGGTGAAGGTAAATTATCTTATGATGATTATGATAATCTTCATGCATTGTATCGTTTAGATCATCAAAAGTTTATTGAGTATAACATCAAAGACGTTAGGCTTGTTCTAAGGTTAGAAGATAAACTTAAACTTGTTGAGATGGCCTTAACTCTTGGTTATGATACGAAGTGTAACTACGAAGATGTATTTGCACAGACTCGTATGTGGGACTCTTTGACTTATGCATATCTGTATGA